CCTCTTGGCCCGCCTTTACATCCGTCAAGTTCTTTATAGATACCTTTTCTGCTTGCCGTGATATTTGTAACCATACACTTTCTAGAACAAAACTTTCTTTGTTTGCCAGAAAGAGGGTTATCACAACCAGGCAGGCTACATCGTAAATATGTTACTTTCTCATTAGGCATTTACTTCATCTGATTAATCTTCTTCGCCAAGGTCTAATGTCACAACGTTGTCAGAGTTGTATGTGCTGACTATACCGGTGTCTAAATATCTATTATAGTCTTCAAGATACACACTCATTTGTTCCCAAGCTTTATCCATTTGCTCATCTGTTATAATAAATACTTTACTGGCATAGGGCGGAACTTTTTCTTGCGCAACAAAAACAAACTCCTTTACAACATATCCTGCTTTTTGCATGCCTCTTCTATACCAGGCTGCTTGCATGTCGTACCCCCAGTATTTTACTGAGTCAGCAAATTGTTCTGGGTTGCAAGACTTGGTTGTTTTGTAATCAACAACATATATTTCGCCAGGCTTATGAAGTTCTTTGAACGGCGAACATATTATATCTGGCCTGCACTTGCACAAAACCTTACCTTCATACCAGTAAAAACTAGCCTCTGTAAGTTTATCATCTGCCTGCAAATACATGTTTGCTTCGTCAACGATGTTTTCTTTCATACCTTTTATATTGTCAAACTCAGCTTCTTTTATTACGCATGCATATCTTTCAAGCATGTCTGCTTTGTTTTCTTTGTAAGCTTTGGTATATGGACTCCCCATCAAGACTGCAACTTCATTGTTAAAAACTTGCTCGCCCTCTACTAACATATAGTGTGCTGCTGTTCCGAAGTTCATAGCATCAGTTGTTTTTTGTTCTTCATTGATAGCGTGCAGTTGCGAATATCCAAACTTTCGCAAGGTACTACTACTGATACCTAACTCATTATGGTAAACATCGTTTGGTATGTCGGTGTAAACGAGTGCGTCTCCTTTTATTTCGCACATATATAATTTTAATTCTTCTATTAGTTTCATTCTTCTCTCCTCGATTCTTTTTCTTCTCTTGCTTTTAATAAAGCGTCAACAGCTTTATCAATCTCAACTAACTCCCTGCTACTTCTTGCTTCTATATAGTTGCTGCTATATAGCCACTCCAGGCTGAAGCCTAGTTTAGCAAGTTTGATTTTTAATTTATCTTCAAATTCTTTTATTTTTTGGTCATTGTCCATGTTGTTGTCCTAGAAAGGCAAATCATCCTCATCGTCTTTAGGTGGCTCGTAAAAATGTTTATACTTGTCATCCTGCCAACGATGTTGATAATTTGGTTGAGTTGTATCTTCCGTCCAGACATCATCATACTCAATCGGTATATCCTCATACACGTATTGATGTAGTAGTGGCTCTGGCCAATACCCCAGCTTGTCATGCAGGTCTTGTAAGTTTTCTGCATAATTTTTATCTGGATTGTATTGCGGAACATATCCGTCCGTATTTTGCTTAAATTTATAAAACAAAGCCTTTGCATCAAAGTTAGATTTTATGGCCCTTAGTTCAAAGTTTGTATTGTCATATGGCACAAACCTTACCCCGTAAGGGTCTAGCTCTGATGCAAATGGGTAGAATTTTATTTTGTTACTCATTGTCTACAAAACAGCTGTCAGCCTTCTTATAAGCATCCTCAAACACAGAGGGGTGGTGTTGCCTTACATACTCAACAAAGGCCTTAATTCTTTCCATACACATAGCGTCATCTAAGAAAGCTCCTGTATATTTAGGCTCAGGCTTAGGGCCTTTGGCTTGTTTATTATATTCTGCATAACTATCGTTGATTGCCTTTACTGATTCATCAACTAAGTCTGAAATTTTTTTTACTTGCATAAGTTTCTCCAAAAGTTAAAATTAAATAGTATATTAAATTGTTTGACTTGTCTACATATTTAGATATACTAAATGTATATATGGAGAAGATAATGGAAAAAAATAAAGAAAAATACATAGAACACAATAACGAACTTGCGTTCAATCTTTCTGTTGAGTTGTTAAAAAACTACGCTAATAATTGTATTGAAGATAAAAACAAAAAAAAGATGGACCCAGTATTGGGGGCTTATTTGTTGATACATAATTTAGCTACAAGCATACTTTTTACAGCCGAAGATTGTGAGCAGGATGTTGTAAATATTTTAACAGACGCTATAAACGATGCTAGGTTTATAGTACACAAATCAAGGAAGGTGTCATAATGAGCAGATTGAAAGACGAAATGATTGAAGCACAAGGTTTTGCAGAACAAGTCATAAATGACGGTTGCGAAGACTTTGCTGAGTTTTCTCAAAAAATGAAAGAACTTAGAGAAAGCAGAAATAACATTCTAATACACGATGAAAGATATTTAGAAGATTTATGGGATGAAGTAAGAGGAATGGATTGGAGTAATCACGTAAACATACCTTAATATTTAGGGGGGCGTTTCCACGGCTGCCAAGAGTCGTTAGGTAGTAAGCAACCCCCCACGATTTTTACGCTTACTATTATCTTGGCATTTAAGTTTCCGGAACAGGCAGTCACTTGGCTTGTATAAACAATAGACGTGCTAAGTCTTGGAGTGTGGCTTACAACAAAAACACTCCACTTATTATAAATGTTTGTTATACTTTTTGGATGTCTCATTTAAAAATAATAGATTTTCAGTCAAAGCGCCCCAGGCCCTCCCATCAAGAAGCAAAAGAAAGATTAGATAATTTGTTTCAAGATTTTGTCAATAGGGGCGCATCTCCTAAAGAAACAGCAAGCATTATATTTACTTACGGGGTGTGTGAGTTATTGAGTTATTCAGAAACACCTGCTGAGGGTGCAGATATTATTGACGAGGTTTTATTAAATTGTTTTGGTATACAAAATCCAGATATTTCTTTTAAAAAAATTATCTTTACTGATAGTTTTGTCAAAGATGACGATATTGAATGACAAAAGTATGGCTCTGAAAAGACTGCTGGGCTTGGTTTTGGAGTTTTGTCAGTTTTGTCAGGGTTTGGCCTCAAGTGTAAAAAAGGTCGGAAATGTTACAAAGAGTATAAGAAACATGATAGGGTATGTAAAAGAATATATGACAAAACTATATATATACGTTTATTTATTAATATATATTAGCCTGTATGCCCTATTTTTAAAGGTTTTTGAGTTTTGTCAGGGTTTGTATGACAAAACTCTGACAAAAGTAATAAAAGTATGACAAAACTAAAAAAAGAACTCAGAAGTAAATTACCAGAATATGTAGTCAATTTGCTTGAAACACCAGATATAGTAAAATTTATAAAAAAATATCCAGGAGCTAGATTATTAAATGCGAAATCATACAATAAGAAAAAGTATAAAAGTAGAAAAAACTTTAGCTGATACGGATGACATGCCAATAGAGTATGTCAACCACGACGAAAAACATTTAACTAAAAGACAAAGGTTATTAGTTTGGAACGCAGTTAACGACCCGCAACTTACATGGGCTGAGGCAGCTAAAAAAGCAGGATATAAAAATCCTATTGTCATAGGTAGGTATATGCATGAAGGTAATAAGTATGCACACGTTAGGCGTGAGTATGAAAGACTGATGTCAGAAGCAAAGAAAAAATTTGAACTAACGCATGACAAGGCAGTTCAAGATTTATATAAATTACGTGACGATGCTTGGGGTAGTGGGGCCTATAACGCAGCCATACAAGCACAAGGTTTATTACTTAAAGTCGGGGGACTTATCGTTGATAGGAGAGAAGTTCTGCACGGTAAGATAGACCAAATGAGTCGGGAAGAAGTAGAAAAAAGGTTAAAACAGTTGTTAGGTACAAAGGCTTTAGATAATAAGTCGGGAACGCATATTATTGAAAACAAGTCGGGAGTAGTATCTAAAGAAGAAAAAGATTAATCTAAATAACCTTTGTAATAAACATAAATCAATCCAACAATACTGCCTACAACAAAGTAGGCTAGTATTGATAGGACTAATATTTCAAATAAGTTCATTTGACACCCCCACCACCAATTAAAAAATCCTCAAAATAATTTTCTATAATTGTTATTTGGTCTTGTATATGTTCTATATCTTTTTGTAGTTCATTGAAATCTAATTCACAATTTAAAATATCATCTTTATCAACTGCAACATCATCAAGCAAACAAGCAATAGATATACTTGCTTCATTTACTGCTTTTAAAACTCTACTCATCTATTATCTACCTCCCAAGATATATCTTCAAATTCTGTGAATTCTGCAAGTTTTTTACCATATCTAAAAAATTCAGTAGCTATTTCATCATCAGATAAATTTTCTTCGCCGTAGTCTTTACTTTCGTAATGATTATCTGGCAACTCTGCTATAGTTATTTTAGTTTCAATTACTTTAATCTTCATATTTTATCTCCTTATTAAATATTTCTATTTCTTATAAATCTAGCTAATTGTTTT